AAGTAATTCAAATTGCTATTAACAACTATGTTCCTTCAGAGCAAATGTTTAACCATTTTGTAAAAATGACAGACATCAAAACTCTACCGATTGACATGGTGAATTACTTATCTAGACACATTAACAAATTGGTTAAAGAAAAGTATGTGATGTAATAATACCCCGGATGAAATACTCCGGGGTAATTACTTTAATTAAAAAGCTATGCCATACAATCAATTTCTCGGTGTTGCTGGAGTAGACTCTGGACAACTCCTTATTTGCGATCCCTGCTATATAGATAGCGAATGGGAAAAAGAAGATTTTTTAGATATCCGTATTTATAAAAGTAAATCAACGGGTAAAACTTTGCAGTACAAAGTAGATTTTCAAAATTATGAAAATCCTATTGCAGAGTATGACAACCAAACTATGAATGAGTTAATTGCTACAGGTGATTGGGAATCTATTGATGCTTTTGAAGCAGAAAATAGTTTCAGTTACAATGCTTGTGCGAGAGAAACTCTTTCAGAAGATGGTTTTGGTCAACTTAACTACAAAATGGGTCATCCAGGTGTAGGTGTAGTTTTTTCGACTACAATTGGAGATGGGATGTATCCGGTTTTTGGAAGTTTTAATGATGACGGTACATTGATAAGTGTAACAATTAAAATTACAGACAATGACGACGAAACCATCGAAGAGTTTTGATATTAACCGACAGCTTGTATATAATGCTGTTCGTTGTTTGAGTTGTAATGAAGTTCTTGTCTCTTATTATGGTCATGATTATAAGACATGTAAATGTGATAATCAAACAATGGTGGATGGTGGAAATAATTATCAACGCTATGGAGGTAAAGATTTAAACCTAGTTGAAACCATTGCTTACTTTGATGATGATCCTTATGAAGTAGTCAGAACTGTTGCTACACGCGGTACAAGAGGTAAAGAAATGAATGAACCTCTAAAATGGATAACACTTGATAAACTTACAGATAATCACTTGCAAGCTATTGTAGACTATTACGCTTTGCATCAAGGTGATAAAGTATTGAATTCACGTGAAAAAAACTGGCATTTAAAACTTATTCATAAAGAAATCGAGTACAGAAAGGAAAATAATATCAGTATACCAGAAAATGACTAAAAAAACCGACATTAACATCAGTAAAAGACCTTATGGTCAAACAACTTATCACTCAGGATCTTATGTAATAGGAGGTATTTTATGGGAAGATGAATATCAACCCGACGAAGTGTTTCCTTTTAGCGTAGAACTTTACCATGATTTAGACAATTCACTTTACGAAGTAGGTAAAATTGAATGGAAGGATGGTATTAAACCATCAAATCATGAAGACATTGAAGAAAGAATTACGCTAAATCTTTACAATCAACAAACAAGTAATTCTTTATGAAGCTATTGGAGAGGAAGTCTATGTTAATTCGTGAGAGCGGAAGAAGCACAGACTTCATCTCTCCGAGTTTCGGACACGGTTGTTTATTCAACTGTACTTATTGCTATATGAAGCGACATAAACCTGAAGGTTTAGATGTTGCAACAAATACTGGGGATATTCTTACAGCAATCAGCAATCACGCTTGGTTTGCTGTTGTAGATAAACCTAATCAAACACATCCAGAATATGTAACATATGACATATCCTGTAATGAAGACTTTGCACTTCATTTAAAATATCACAAGTGGGAAAGAATATTTGACTTTTTTGTGGATCACCCTCGTGCTATGGGATCATTTGCTACAAAATATGTCAATTCTGACTTGCTTAAATATAATCCAAACCAAAAGATACGTATAAGGTTCAGCTTAATGCCACAAAAGTATGCTGACTTATTAGAACCAAATACTACAAAAATCATAGACAGAATAAGAGCTATTAATGATTTTATAGAAGCTGGTTATGACGTACATATCAATTTTTCTCCTGTAATTGTTACGGGAGATTGGTTGATACAATATAGAATGTTATTTGAAGGTGTTGATGCTATTGTAGACAGAAAATACAAAAATCAGGTTAAAGCTGAAGTTATATTTCTGACTCACAATCATAATAAACATCAATATAACATTTCTAATCACTTAGCAGGTGAAGAGTTATTATGGAATCCTCTAATACAAGAAGACAAAACTTCTCAATATGGTGGGCTTAATATACGTTATAAACATAATTTAAAGTCCCAATATATTAATGAGTTTACTCAATTGCATGATGAGATAATTCCTTGGAATCACATTAGATACATTTTTTAAATTATGATATTTATTGGAATTATAGTTATAATACTGCTTTATGCAAATTTAAAAGCTGTTAATAAAATAAATAAACAATGAGTCATCCTTTACATCACAGTATTAGTTCAGTAAAAAAATATGGTGGAGTAGTTGAAGACTATTTACCCATTCATAACTGGTTTGATGAGACAAAAGCTCATTATCCAGACATGCGTCATCGTACTTTACGTCATCACTCAGAAGGTATCTTTTGGTGTGAAGAAAAATTTGGTATCTACATTACTAATTCAGATGGTAAAATGGTACCCGTAAGAGCAATTGGTGAACAGCATTGTATTGAAGATATAGGATTTATTCCTACAATAAAAGATTACCTGGATAATATGTCTCAAACAGGATGGATGTATAAACCTGGTGAAGGACGTAAAATTTTAAAAGAAATTAATCAAGAAAAACTAGATTATGTCAAAAGCTGAAACCGTAAAAATTAAAGATGTAATTACCTGGTTAGATAAGCTATCTAATGAAGGTAAAGAAATTGAAATCTGCTGGGAAGGTGGTGGAGACTCAGGTTGGGTGTATTTCCAAATAGATGGAGAACAAGTATCTGATAATCCAATGATTGATTTATTAATAGATAAAATGTATGATGTACTAGACTATGGTTCTTGGGCAGGTGAATACTCTGCAAATGGATCAGCTGTCTATAATTCTACTGAAAAAGCATTTGTAGGTACTGATTACTATAGCGAAGATGAAACTATGTCATTTGACTGTCAATTTAAAATTGAAATTCCAAATATCTTAGGATTTGAAGAACTCAGAGTAAGTATTGATGGTGATTATCATGATGACTTCAATATTGAAGCATTTTATGATATCAAAAATGGATTCATTTCTAAAGAACATGAAAAATTCAGTGAACATTTAGAATCTAGTCTAGAAGAAACAATAAATGAAAACCTGAATACTGGTGATTATGAAAGTGATGACTTAAGATACTGGAACACTACAATTGTAGTTACACCAAAAGACTTAAAACCTCATCCTAAAAATCCAGAATTACTTGTATTTGAAAACAGATCAGTTGATATACAAGTAGCATGTACTGAAGAAAAAGATATTAATCTAGATTTAGATTGGGCAAATCATGAAGAAACTTATGAAGAAAATGAGTAGTTTAAAAGATCACAAATATGTTGTAGATCGTGTAAATAATTTCACATTTGATGAAGCATGTAAGGCTTGGAAAACAAAATACCAAGACTACAGTGACTTTCAAAAAGAGGTTATTACGCATGATTCTTATAATGAACTTGCAAAAACATTATATGATATTTGGGGAACTATTACCCCAATATCAGTAACTGAAGCGTTGCAAGAAAGTAACATTGAAAAAAGACGTGTTTACTTTAATTGTATAGGTGTAAGTAACTTATTTAAACAGCTAGAAGCAGAACTTTTAGATAAGCAGGTTATTGAAAAAGAAAGAACTCGTTGGGATTTAGACAATCAACCTTACTTACATAAGTTTTCAGATGTTTATGAATTGTATCGAATACCTGCACAAAAACTATACGGTGGAGGTCAAGATCGTTGGGGAAGAACTAGATTAGAGGACTCAAATGACGCATATGCTGTACGTTGTTGGTGTACTACTACTAATCGCGAATACTGGTTATATGTTCCAAGAGAAGCTGCTCTTGGTACAAGATGGAAAAGTAATGATGATAAACCTGATGCAATTCGTGCAATTGCATGGACTATCCGGTTAGATCAAAATAATATTGAAAAGATATATCGTCAGGGAGATATTATTGTTGCAAAAACATCACCAGATTCTAGACAGGTTAATCCTTATCATCTAGATAAAGATCAGTATTTAAATTTAATGTACTCAGAAACTTGATTTATGAAAAAATCTCATTACGAAAATTCCGCTAAACGAATTGTTTTAGGTGAAGGTGAAGTTGTAGGACACAAGCATATTTTGGAATCTACAGCTCCGATTCATTACACTCAGACTACTGAAGAGTCTTGGCGTACTATCCCATCAATTGAGTTCTTATTGGAAGGAACTGGAGTATTAACACATGACGAACACGACAAAATGTTGTTTGACAATGGTAAATACTACAGCTACAACCAAGTCGAGTTTAATCCTTTTGATGAAAGTATTTCAAGGGTATTTGATTGATTAAAAAAGGGGGTGTATAAATGCACCCCCTACTTTTTATGTTTGAGATAGTAAAACAATCTAAAAAACTGACACCTCAAGAAATGGCTGATGATTATATTATCAGACATGGGGAATCAGCATATGCACAATTTGCAACTGTGGTGAATTTTTTAGAGCATGCAAGGGTTACGGATATGGAATACTTCTATGAAGTAAGAAATATTCTAAAAGAAGCCAAAACTTCTCCAAAATATCTATATTTGTAGAACTTATCACATAAAACGCACCTGTTTTTGTGAAAAAATCACAATAATCATGCTTAACTATTCAAAAACACCAGAACCATTTCAGCTTACAATTAAGCATTATCATGTAAAAGTTACTGTAGAACTTCCCTGGGATACTAGTTTAGAGGAGGTCTTTAATAGTTTACGAGGTGCTTTAGTTGCTGCAGGATGGTCTAACTCTCAATTTGATAGCGAGATAAAAAATCAAGCTGAAAGTCTTCAAGAGTTAGAAGATTATCTAGAAAGACAATCAAAAAACAATGATGAATTGACCTAATTCAAGTTTAATTTTTCTCGTTTTTTGATACTTATAGTACCAATTTACGCAAATATTTAAACCAAATGAGTCAAACGAACTGTCATAACTGTGTTCATTCTCGCAGTAATAAAGACAAAAATTCAGCACATATTCATTGTCATTTGTACTGGTCATATTATAAAAAACAAAAATCTTCACATCCAAAAGCTAACGAGTATGCTGTAAAAAGTGGATGGTGGGATTTCCCTTATGACTATGATCCTGTATGGATGGAAGAAGACTGTAAACATTTTAATCAAAAACCGTAAATTATATGAACATTCGTGTTGCGTGTAAGAAACTTCATTCAGACGCTGTAATTCCACAATATGCAAAACCAGGTGATGCTGGTTTAGATCTTGTTGCAACTCAAATTATTAGTCAAGATACCCAACAAGTTACTTATGGAACAGGACTTGCTGTTGAAATTCCAGAAGGTTATGTTGGTTTAATTTTTCCACGTAGCTCTATCCGTAAATACGAACTTGCTCTAAGCAATTCTGTAGGAGTTATTGATAGTGGTTACAGAGGTGAAATTCAAGCAACATTTAACACCCGTTATTACGGTGAAATCGTTTACAAAAAGGGTGATAAAATTGCTCAACTTGTTATAATCCCTTACCCTCAAGTAGAATTGTATGAGTCAGATGAATTATCAGAATCAGAACGAGGATCGGGAGGATTTGGTTCCACAGGTAACTAAAGACTATACAGGACAGATAGAGATTAGAGACCTTAATATGGCTCTCTATCTCTATACTGTCAAGTATGGTAAGCAAATTATACAGGATTTGTATGTTGTGCTTTCTAAAAAGCTACATTGGGACAAACCAGACATTCTTGCAAGAATGATATTTTGCAGGATGATGCCTCCTGAAGAACAGTATTTAGATACCGGTTTTGGTATCAGCTTAGTAAGCTATTTAAATGTAGATGTTAAGATTACTCTTAACTGTGAACTTCAAATAGTCAGCGTATACTCAAAAGGTAACCGAGCACCTGTTTGGTCTGGTACTTTTCAAAAATTTATTGATGAGTATACATTTCCAGAAGCAAAATTAGATTTGTAATTCAGTGTAAAAACCTATCTTCGGTGTAACTTTTAGTGACCACGCTGGAAGATATGTGATATAACACACTGATTTATAAAGGATTGACGTCGCGGGTTCGAGTCCCGTCCGGTCCGCAAAGTATTATAAATCAATACGTTGCAATTAAAAAGTGTCACGTTTTTTTAAAAAATGGTGACACAAAGTGTAAAAATCAGTGTAAAAAACTGAGGTGATAAAACTGATTTATATGTAAAGCAGTCAGCAAAAGCAATTAAAGTAGATGAAAATCAGATTACTATAGAGTTTTAATTTATCTCATATTTCAGGTAAACCGGTCATATTTCGTGACCGGTTTTTTTATTAGCGATATAATCCGTTTTTTGTAGAACTTGTTGTATATTTGTTCTACAATATGGTTAACTTAGCTGTCATAATTCTGAGAATCATGATAGTGAGTTTACCAAACGGTAAAGTCGTTGAAATGAGTCTTGAGCAGTATCTCAGAATGACCGATGAAGATTTTCAATTCATGGTTGCACAAAATTGGGGTGAAGAAGTTAATAACCCCTTCCATGGTTCTGTATTGGAAGATGGCGAATACGCTGAAATACCAATCCCTGAAACATTTGCTGATGAAGTTGCAATCGAAGATATTATTGATGATCTGACTGATATCGATCCTTCTGAAAAGCTCTCAGACGAAGATTTCATTGACGATAACCTTGAAGTTTGACATTAGTTAACCAAAATTTTTTAATCAACCAAAAGTTGACAAGGAATTGCTGTCTATGATTCAACCTAAACTCAAACCCTGTGCTGGCTGCGGAGAACAAAAAGTCATATGGAAAAACTTTGAAGGAGAAAAGTACTGCAAAGATTGTTGGTACCGCAAAGAAACTCCTAAGTATCCTGCAAAAAGCAATATTAAAACTGTATCTGATAAAAGAAAGCCTCTGGATGAACTTTATTCTGTATTACGTAGACGATTCTTATCTGAACCCGGAAGACAATGTTGTGCAGCTAAATTACCAGGTTGTCAAGGATGTGGACCAGAAATCCTTACCATACATCATAAACGTGGAAGAGGAAAATATTACCTTGACACAACCACTTGGATTCAATTATGTCTCAACTGTCACAAGTGGGTAGAAGAACATCCAGCTGAAGCTAAAGAATTAAATCTTTCTGAATCACGAGTATAACAAAAACAATTATTTAAAATCAAAACTATGAGAACATTTGTAGGTTACTACTGCTTAGGAGCAACGACAAAAGAAGATGCACTTGCTGAAAAAGGCTTTTGCTTATGGTATGAAGTAAAACCCAATAGCGTCCGTCGCTTTTTAATGCTAAAGCTTTTAGGATTTTTCTGGGTAGACAAATCTCGAACTGTAGGTGGAAACCAAGAAACTAACGGTAAGTCTGAAAAACCACTACAAACAAATCCAGGACCTAAAAAACAAAGAGGTCCTCGTAAACAACCTGCAGCACTTGCACAAACTCCTGTTGAAGAAACATCAGTTGCAGATGCTCCTGTAATTAAAAGAACACCACGACAACCAATTAGATAATAATGAACAATCGCGAGAATATCCAGCAACAGGCGTTAGAGTCTGTTGTTGGAAGAACTCGCAGCGGTCTTGGAATCTCTATGGGTGTAGGAAAAACACTCATAGGATTAAAACATATGAATGACTTATATGTCAATCAAGGAATGCGCAAATTCTTAGTTGTAGCACCCAAAAAGTCTATTTTTACGACATGGGTTGATGACGCTAAGAAGTTTGCGCTTTCTCATTTAGAAGACTGTATGGAGTTTACGACATATTTAAGTCTTACTAAAAAAGATCACGCTGCGTATCAAGCTATTTATCTTGATGAATGTCACAGTCTACTTTATTCTCATGAGCTATGGTTAGCTACATATGGTGGAATAATTTTAGGATTGACGGGTACACCACCTCGTTTTAAAAATAGCGAAAAGGGGTACATGGTAGACCGATTCTGCCCTATTACATATACTTATATAACAGATGATGCGGTTGAGGATGGAATATTAAATGATTATCGCATTATAATTCATCCAATTACACTGTCTGATAGAAAGGATTATTTGGTAAAAACTGCTAAAAAAGAATTTTACTCTAGCGAGCAAGCTAATTATGCTTACTGGTGCGATAGAGTTTACAACGCAGTTGGTCCTAAAGATGAGCAAATCACACGTATTATGCGTATGACTTCTCTTATGAATTATCCTGGTAAAATGCGTTATGCAAAACGTTTACTTCATCAAATTGAAGGTAAATGTTTAGTGTTTTGTAATACACAAGCACAAGCTGATGATATTTTACCTAATAGTTATCACAGCAATAATCCTTACAGCGATGAAAATCTAGTGGCATTCAAGACCGGTGAAATTGATAGATTGAGTTGCGTTCTTTCTCTTAATGAAGGTGTGAATATACCTGACTTAAGAACTTGTATTATTATGCATGCTTATAGCAATGAGCGAAAAAGCACGCAAAGAATAGGTCGTCTATTGCGCTTGAATCCAGGTGAAACTGCTACAATACATATTCTTATGTATAAAAATACAGTTGATGAAAGCTGGGTTAATAAAGCATTAGAAGACTTAGATCCTTCAAAAATCCACATCTTAGAAAATACCTATGCATAACGAAATAATTCGATTTGCTATAAAAGAAGGACAGCTTGTACCTGCAAACTCTGTAGAGGATGCAAAGTACAAGCTGTTTCTTAAAACGCTTCGTGAAGGTGATACCATTGAAGCTTTTATGAACTTGAATAAAGCTGATAAAACTTTAAGTCAAGTTGCATACGCTCACGTTCTTATACGTGAACTTGCAAATTATACCGGACACTCATTTGAAGAAATGAAAATTTTAATCAAAGAGAAGACGGGACTGTGTGTCAAAACACCAGAAAGTAGAACTATTTATAAAAGTTTGGGGGACTGCTCTAAAAACGAATTATCTAATGTAATAGAAACTTGTTTACAGTTAGGTAATGATATAGGATGCTATTTACGTTAATTCTTCTTCTGTAGCATCACGAACAAAACCCTTCTCTTTTGCGAGTTTTTCAAATTCGTAAACAAAGATTAAACAGGTTTCATAATGCTGTACCCAAGGACTGGTAATCTTTTGATTTTGTATTTCTTGATGAGCATTATTGATAATTTCAGCATCAAGTTGTCCATCTTTCATTGCATTTTGATTAACTATATACTCAGTTAATGCAATAACTCTTGACTGGAAGCCAGCTGAAACCTCCATTGCTACAATAGCAGAGCTATCAATTACTTGTAATTTTTCGTCCCTTTCTTTTTGTCGAGATTTGGATGTTTTCATATTTTGTTTTTTATAAGTTCTACAAAAGTAGCAATAAACGTATATAATTTCAATTTATTATCCAGAATAAAAAAAATGAGTACACCAAAATTAAATTGTGAAGAAATTGCCGGAAAGCTAACCGATAAACTTAGACAATCCGGATGGTCAGAAATACTTAAAAGTTTTCTGGTAAGTGAAGAATTTAAGAGAATCTTCTGTACGCTTGAACAAACAGTACAAGATGGACAGAGGTTTACACCCCCTCTTAAAGATGTTTTTCGTGCATTTGAAGAATGTCCATATGACAAACTCAAAGTAATAATTGTAGGTCAAGATCCTTATCCACAACTTGGTGTTGCTGATGGAATAGCATTTTCTTGCTCTAAAACTGGTAAACCCGAAGCATCGTTGAGATATATACAAGAAGCTATACAACGTACTATATATCAAGATGTTAAGGTTGAGCAAACACCAGATTTATCCAGGTGGTCTAATCAAGGAATACTTATGTTGAATACAGCTCTTACAACAGAAGTTGGTAAGATTGGTCGACACTACGACATATGGCATCCCTTTATTATGTTTCTCATAGATGTCCTAAGTCACAAACGTAATGATATTGTTTGGATATTTATGGGGAAAAAAGCGTCAGAATATGAGGATTTTCTCTTGTTTAATCCAAACAAACTATTTTGCTCGCATCCAGCTAGTGCTGCTTATGCTAAACAGCAGCAATGGGATTGTAATGACGTCTTTAATCAGTGTAATAAACTACTTAGATTAGCAGGCTTATCTCCCATAATTTGGTAACTTTTTGTAGATTTTCTTGGGTGAGTTCTACATTTTAGTTATCTTAGCAGTCCATTTAATATCCATGACAAAACCAATAACGCTACCTAGTGCGTATAAACACATCAGTGTGGGGTACGCGGAAGCATTAGAGCACATTTATAAACGAAAAACGGGTGAAATCCGTTCTTTGGTAACTCCCTGGACACGTTTTAATAACGCAATTATGGGAGGACTTGATTGGAACACAATCAATGTCATAGCTGGAAGACCAGGATCAGGTAAGACCTTGATGTCTTCAATTATTTCACGTCAAGCTTTTAATTTAAATCCACATGAGAAAATTGCTGTTTTAGACTTTCAGTTTGAAATGCTTACTCGTACAAGTGCTCAACGTGAGTTGGCAGGTGCTTTGTCAAAAAGTATGCACGAACTGAATAGTGTAGGATATGCTTTATCTGATGCTGATTTTGAAGCTGCTCGCAGGTATGTTGCTTCAATTCCTAAAGATTTACCTATTTACTCAGTTGAAAAACCTCAAACTGTAGCAGGTATTAAAGAAGCTGTCAGAATATATTGCGAGCACATGCCTGACAGAAAAGTAATTATAACCCTAGACCATAA